ACCCACTGCAGGGTCCTAGATTTTTGCAGGAAGCGTTTGATCTTATTTTCTCTATTGAAAATGGTTAGCGAGCTTCCTCGGGCTGCGCGACGATGTCGCGTCTTTCAGGCTCGGATGGTCTCTACCATCTCGCGAGCATCAGCGTCCTGGTCTACTCTTTTTGGAGTAGAGGCGCCTCTTTTCGACCCTCCTAGGACTTCTTGCACGGCCGTGCTGAAGTCAGCAAAGGATTTTCTGACGTCATGCCCCTCCTCCGTGGAAGAGGAACGCATGGCTTTTCAGTCAATCAAGAAGCTCATGCCCGATTCTTGTCGGTGCATGGATTCTACTTTGCTTCGGGGTGTCGCTGACGGTCTGCAGGGTTCGCCCTGCTCACTCCCGCCGGGATACATCTCTTTCTGCCGTAAAGTTACGAGCCGCCTTTTTCCAAAAGGCTGGGACTCAGGACTTTACGAGAATGAGTGTCTCTCGTGTTCTCCTTCGCTGTCCGGCACCATTGATTCCAACCGCAAGGAAGGTGGCTCTTTGGGCACTGACATCGATCATTCATCCTTTTTGGATGTTGTGACCGGTATTCAGCGCTTTGAGTTACCTCGCCCTGAGGCTCAATTGATGGTGGTGCAGTCGGCTGGGAAGCCTAGGCCTCTAACTAAGTTTTCTTCTGAAAGCTTAGTTTTGAAGCCCCTCCACAAATCCATTTATAATCGCTTATCGCGGTTTAGATGGCTTTGTAGGGGTGATCTTGATGATCAGAAGCTTTCCAAGGCCGGCTTTGCGGCGAAGGAGGGGGAAACTCTTGTGTCGGGGGACTACAAGGGTGCGACGGACAATCTTCCGATCGAGGTGGCCGAAGCCATCCTTTCGGAGTTGTTGAAGAACGCTGTCTGCGTTCCTCAGGATGTTCGGGCTTATGCCATGCTCATCCTCCGTCCACTCGTGTGGAACCTCGAAGAGGGTTTGTCATTCGTCCCTTCTGTGGGCCAGATGATGGGTAGTTATCTTTCCTTTCCCTTGTTGTGTCTTCAGAATTACACTGCCTTTTCCTGGGCAGCTCGTTCCGAAGGCCTCAAGGTGAGTAAGATTCCTTTACTCATCAACGGCGATGATATCCTTTACCAGTCGAAGCCTAGCTTCGCTCCGGTTTGGATGTCTGTGGTTTCACAGTTGGGACTGGAGGTGGAACGTACGAAGACGTCTGTTGACCCCAATTTCGGTTCTTTGAACTCGACTTTGGTGCGTTGGGTGGGAGTTAACCTTCGGGTTATTCCTACCTTTCGCTGTGGTATGTTCAGACGTGCTGACGACGTTTCCTCCTTGCCGGACACTTTCCGTTCTTTCTTGCGCGGTAGAAAGAGTTCGCTTCGGTTTAAAGCCGCTCGCGAGTTCTTTCGTTGGCACCTTCCGGTTCTGCGGTCAACTAGATTGACTCTTCCAGAACTTGGGTTTAGGGG